TGCAGATCGACTCAAAGACGAGAAACCCGATATTCATGCTTCCCCTCCATTTCACATAACTTTTCAAACTGATCATCCGTTATATCCCCATCAAAATGCTTGCAATGATGGCATTTAGCATTAAAATGGTCCTTGTAGCCCATTTCATCCAAAATGGCAGCTTCAACGTTGTGGCCGCACTGAGTATCCCTCTCATCGATCAACTCAGGCGGCCCATCTAAAAACCCCCAATCTGATATTCCTTCAGGATAATTCGATCCATAAGATCGATACGTCATCACGGCTCCTATTTTAATCATTGTTCCATTCATTTTATTTACCTCCTTTATTGTTTATACATATATAATACATCATTAACGATGCATTGTCAACAGTGCATTGTCAACATGCAATCAAAGCATATTTGAATCATGCTTTCGATCAGAAATATTTATACGCCCGGTTTTAGAGGATTTGAGATAGTCCTTATAAATATCGGGTTTCTCGTCTTTGAGTCGATCTGCATCAATCTTTTGAACATCCCACCTCGACCACGATACGGCATGACGATTAGTCCAGCCAAATTTGTTATCACCAAGCTTTTGTTTAAGAAGATTAGCGCATTCATCTTTCTTTCTTGTGTAGTTCTTAGCCATCTGTTTAGCATGGTCATACTCCTTTAGTATTTCTTCTACGTCCTTACCAAACTTGATAGGAGGATCATTTTCAATTCCTTCAGGAAACCTAGAAGTTAATATTTCTGAGTCAGTGCTTTGAGCGCTTGGAATAACTCTTTTTAAGACATTCTCTTTCCAGAATGATGTGAGTTTTGATATAAGCATATCTATAAGCTCTTGGTCTCTATGAATCTCATAATACTCGAATCTGTTGCCACTAAATAGAGCGGCCAGGTACCATTTATCATAACCCGTAACAAGCATTCCGTGCTGGCACTGAATCATATACTGGTCGGGTATATTCCCTTCCCATTTTGACTTGTCATAGATACCTATATTCTTACATTCAATACCGGCTCTTTGGCCAACCACGCGCCCATCTGGTGTAGCAAACAAGAAAGAGTGGTCTTTGCTCCACAATTCCTTTGTTATCCGATGAACCTTAAGACCTGTGCGCTTTTTGAATATCTTGACAATGGTATCCTCAATATCTAATCCGATCTCCATGCGTTCCGTTATATCGAAATCATCAGACTCACCAATTTTGTCTAGATAGACGCTTAGAGCACTTCCCCAAGTAGTTAGATCCAGTATATTAGGAGAATCGCTAGCACCAATACCGCTTTTACGTCTCGCTAGCCATTCTTTCCTTCTCTTTCGGTCTTCTATGTCTTGCTTTGTCATCGTGCCTCCTTTATATAATTCAGAACTTCATTCGCAGTTAATAGAATGTCATCAATACTCACTTTCTCACTATGTTTAATATCAAAATTAGGCAATCTTGATAATATGGAAATAAAAGACTTATACCCGACAAACAGAACCGGTGCCCATGAAATCAAAGAGGCTGTGTGTATATCCGATATGTTGTATTTACTTTCTGTTGAATTGACAACAGCTATCGGGACACCATCTTTATTCAGAATAGTATGATAATCAGACCCTTTGGATAGGAACCAAGGACCATCTGCAAATTTATTATCCATGGACGGCCACCAATTCCTTTCTGTGAATCCCGGCATATTTTGTAGCAAACTCAACGCCAGACTTAAACGCATCACTGAAATTAACAGGGCCAACCATGTCTTTAACAGGAACAGACAAATTAATCGGAAGATCGTTTGCCTTGTCTAGAAGAGTACGCCGTACCTCTCGAAATAAATCGCTATCTCCTGTATTAGACTTAGGAAAAGGATAACAAGACCCATCACGATTAAATTTTCTAAGCACACTTAAGATTCTAAAGAAAGCCTTTTTGTAACTTTGTTCCTCCTTCTTTGAATAGCTTGCTTCCTTATAATTGAATCCGTTTAAGTACGAAAGGCAATTGAATTTGTGTAGCTCTTGTTTATAGTCTTCACAATCCTCCAGAAACACCTCAAATAGTGTACGTATTGATACCTGAGCATATCCAGGCTGACTTCTTAACAAGACTTCATTTTGAACCTTAAGACTGTGTATTAACTTTTCGTTTGTGTTATTATTCATAGTAACCATCCCTTTGATTTTATTATTAATTGGAGCAAACTAGGACTGTTGATGCAGTCCTTTTTTGTTATGTCATTCTTTTTTAAAGAATACGTTTGGGTCTTCTACCAATGTAGCCATAATAAATCCAAGCTCCGTTGGATTTACATTTGTCCCGTGTCCATTCTCTAGCCTAGTAAATCTATCTCGTGGCATTTTTACTTGCCCTTTAGATTTTTCATTAAGAAGCATCAGAAAGTCTGTCTGAGACAACTTTAACTTCTCCACTCTAAATTTCTTTATAAGACTGTAATCGAACATCAAGGTTAACCTCCTTTCTGTTTAAGAGTATATCATAAACAATGCATCGTGTAAAGTGCATTACCAATAACACATTATCGATATGTTTGTAATGGGTATTTCTGTGGAATAAATAGACATATGACTTTTTCAAAGATTAAAAAATGGGTTACATTTGAACTTAATTGTAAACCGCAAGAAAAAAAATATACTATAGATATATGAAGATTAAGCAAGCGGAATTTTCTAGGATGGCGGGTGTTAGTAGGAATGCTATTAGTAAGGCAATTAGGGCGGGTAGACTGAAAGTAAACTTTAAAGGAAAGATAGATGTCGACGATCCATTATCGATTGAGTATTTAAGTTCGAAAATAAATGGTAAACCGATTAATATTAAAACAGGATCTAATATTAATAAGGTAGTTCCTAAGATAATAAAGAAGGTAAATCCTGATAAAAACATAGAAGATCAAAAACAAAAAACGATTCAAAAAAATAAAAAAACATTTAACACTGAAAACGGCAGCGACGCTATAAGTGAATTGATGTCTCCTATGGAAAAAAGAATGAGAAACCTTGTCCCTTGGAAAAAAGGAGAGTCAGGGAACCCAAAAGGAGGAAAAAAGGCTAAAAGGTGGGGTTCTTTGTTTAATGATCTTCTTTCCGATACCAGTGAAGAGGCAATAAAATCGGTGGGTTTTGATCTTAAAAAAGAATACAAAGGAAAAATAAGCCTTCAAATGTTGCTTGCTCAGAAAATGATAACAATGGCTATAGATGGAAATGAAAAAGTAATGTCAATGATCTTAGATAGGATGGATGGTAAGGCGATGCAATTACTCATGGCATCAGGAATGGAACAAGATGATAGAAACAAAACAACAGAAGGAATCAGCAATAGAGCTTCTGAACTTATTGCCGCACTTAGAGGTACCGGAAGCTAAGGCATATCTTCATAGGATTGAGTGGCTTCATACTGCAAGAGAAAAACAAGTAACTCCATCTGGTGATTGGGAGCATTGGTCATCAATAGCTGGCAGGGGGTATGGTAAAGCACTTAGTCTTGATACCAATGTCGCCACTTCAAACGGATGGGTAAGTATGTTGAAAATTAAAATAGGAACATCCGTGTTCGATGAAGTGGGGAACCCATGTAAAGTGAAGTTCGTTTCTGAAATTATGTTAAATAGACCATGCTATAGGGTATATTTTTCAGATGGAACGAAAATAGTTTGCGACGAGAGACATGAATGGATTACTCAATGTAGAGCATCAAGAAAGTCATACGGTAGGGCTGTAAAACCAACGATTCACCCAAAAAAAAGAACAACTAAAGAAATACTTGACACCCTATCTATTTATAGAAAAGATGGAGAAAAAGAGTTGAATCATTCTATAAAAATCACCATGCCAATAAAAACTAGAAGTAAAAAATTAATTATAGATCCGTATTTACTTGGATTATGGCTGGGTGACGGCGAGTCTAATGGGGGATGGATATACTGCAATCAATACGATATTGAGGAGTTATCAACATTCACAGGAGGAAAAATTAATGTTGGGAAAAATGGAAGGGTTGGTCACCTTTCATTCACCAAACCACGAATGTTTAAGAAAAACGGGGATTTTGCGCCAAATGGATCATTACAATCAAATCTTGTAAAATTGGATCTAATTAAAAATAAACATGTACCCAAAGACTATTTAAGATCATCTTGTACCCAGAGAAAAGAGATTTTGATGGGGTTGATGGATTCAGATGGCTATATAAACAAGAATGGACATTGCGAATATACATCTATAAAACACATTTTAGCAGTTGGAGTTTATGAACTTATCTGTTCATTAGGCATTAAGGCAACTTTAATAGAGGGTAACGCAACTATAGATGGCCGTATTGTGTCTAAAAAATATAGAGTTCTATTTACCCCGTATTATCCCGTATTCAAACTAAAAAGAAAGTTGATAAAAGTAAAGAAAAGAGGAAGGCAGTCTGAAAGGCAACTTAGAAGATATATTACTAAAGTTGAAAAAATAAAAAGTGTTCCTGTTAGATGTATTCAAGTAGATAGCCCGTCAAATTTATTCTTAGTGACAAAATCATTCGTGGCGACACACAATACGAGATTAGCGGTAGAAGATATTTGGTGGAATGCCTGGAAATATCCAAAGTCGCGTCTCGCTGCAATATGTGCTACCTCTTCGGATACACGTCACACCGCATTTGAAGGAGAATCAGGATTTATGGAGATTATGCCTCACGAAATAATAGAGAAAGATGGATATAAAAAGCAATCGTTACAGATACACCTAATTAATGGATCGATGATACAAGGGTATACCGCAGAAGAACCAAAGCGATTGCGTGGGCCATCTTGGCACAGGGCTTGGGCTGATGAAATAGCAACATGGAATTATCCTGAAGCATTGGATATGATTAATTTTTGCTTGAGACTTGGCTCAAACCCACAGTTGATCACAACATCTACACCAAAACCAGTAAAGCTTATTATCGACATTATAAAGAGTAAAGATAAAAAGATCATTCTTAGTACAGGGTCAACGTTTGAAAATGAACAAAACCTACCAAAAAGTTTTATATCTTCATTAAAGGATAAATATGAAGGCACACGTCTTGGGAGACAGGAGTTATATGCAGAATTACTTGAGGATGTTGAAGGGGCCTTATGGAATTTAGAAATAATCAAATACGATAAAAATATTAAACTGAGTGATATCAGTAGAATTGTAATTTCTATTGATCCAGCAGTAACAAAGAAGAAGGGGTCAGATGAAACGGGCATTGTAGTTTGTGGACAAATTGGAAGAGAAGATAAATATATTGTTATCGACGATCTATCCGGGAAATATTCACCTAATGAATGGGCCAACAAGGCAATCTGGGCTTATGATAAATACAACGCTGATTTTATAGTGGCTGAGGTAAACAATGGAGGGGATTTGGTTGAGACAAATATAAGAACAGTAGACAAAAACGCAAACATCATAAAAGTACATGCATCAAAAGGTAAATATGTTAGGGCAGAGCCAATCGCCGCCCTGTACGAACAAAATAAAGTGGTCCACTTAAAAAATTTCGAACTTTTGGAAAATCAAATGGTTACTTATACGCCTGAGTCTGATATAGAATCACCGGATAGAATGGATGCGCTTGTATGGGGTTTGACTAAGATTGCCATATCTAAAAAATCACTTGTTTATAACTTCGCCTAACTATTTTTTTGTGTTACTACCCAATTAAGTGATAATATTGATTATATTAATTTAATTGGAGACTGGTTTAAATCATGATTATGAAACTATTATGTACAGACGTTGTAATAACTATTTCATTAAGTGTATGTTGTATTGTTTATGCAGAACAATACGGAGTTACTAGAATGTACAAGATAATAGCCGCAGCGAGTGTTATGGCCTCATTACTTTTAGCGCCTTTATTAATAGCATTAATATGGTCGTACTAATATGAGTTGGTTAAATCCGTACAAGAAGTCATTCAGTGTTCGAACAAGACTGACAAACGATGATTTTTTAAGATTTGTTCGTGATGGAGTCTATAACAGGATAACCCCTTCAAGAGCTTATAATCTTTATGATATTAACCCAATATTATCTGACGCAGTCGATATGATATCCTGTAAGTTTTCTGGATTAATGCCTGTTATAAGGAATAAAGACCGAGAAATTATAACGGAAGGTCAATCCCTTGAATTCTTAAGATCACCTAATAAATTACAGGATTACAACGAATTTGCTACAGGCCTATCAACCAACTTTCTATTAAATAACAACGCCTTTCTAGAACTTATTGGATTCGTTAATTCTAAGCCAACAGAGATGTTCAATGTAAGAAATTCGGAGGTGGCTATAACTGAGGGGAACAATAATGCAATATACGTTATAACAACATCAAACTTTTTTGAATTCTTAAGCGGCAACTTCACTCTAACATCCGAAACAGGCAGAATTTTTGATAAAACAAATCTAAAAGAATTGTATCATATAAAAGGATTCTCCATGACACACCAAACGCTTTTGGCTGCATCTAAAGTATCGTCTTTACAAAAAGAACTTGAGATCATTGATAAATCTTCTGTCAGAAATGTCTCAATACTTACAAAAGGGTTTTCAGCGGGAGGTCTTTTAAGAGTGGACACGGACGATCAAGATTCATATGAACAACTAGTGAAAGACATTAAACTTAGAAAATCAGGTGCCGGGAATGCCGGTGAAATTCTAACCAGTAAAGGAAAAGATCTAGATTATAAACCATTTGACATGACAAATAGAGATTTAGAGGGCCTTGAAACAAAGAAAGACTCTAAAAGTACAGTATATGGAAGGTATGATATACCAATGCCTTTAATTGAGGGCTCATGTCAAACGTTTAATAACTATCAAACGGCACTATACGCATTGTATGACAACGCTGTTTTCCCACTAGCCGACAAACTATTTTCTAAACTAACAATGGCATTCAGAAATAGAAAAATGCTAAAAGACGATGAAATAATTACCTACGACATAGCAGCAATCCCAACTTTACAGTTAAGAAGATTTGAAGAAATTAACAATGCTAAAAAATCAGGCTCTTTGTCTTTAAATGAATTAAGATCATTGGGAGGATATGAATCCATAGGACCTCAAGGTGATTATATTTTTCAACCAGGAAATCTAATTCCAGTTGGAAGAGATAAATTCACAGATGACAATTTAAATAAGCCAAAAAAAGGATTTGTTTCACTCATGAAAAAAAACGGGTTCACAGATCCGGAAATAAAAGAATATTGGAATGAATACATTAAAAACATTAAAGAGGACTGAGCGAGCAAAAAGGAACTTAGCATTAAAATTAATGCTTGAGAGACGATTTTTACCTGAAATAAGGAAGTATTTCAAGATCATTGAGAGAGATTTCACGCTGTTTTATAGTACAACAGGTCGAGTTTTATCAAAGCGATCATATGGATTAGATACCGTTTCATTATTAAGAAAACAATATAAGAGAGTTTCCAATTCGTTTGGAGTTGAGATGAGGGATTCAGCCTTAAAAGAATACATCCCAAATGTATTTGAAACAAAACAAGAAGATCAGGAAGAGATAGAAGCGCTAATTGCAGCCGCATTAGCACTATTTGAAGAAAAATCACCACAGAAACGATCTGAATTTATAAATGAGACTAATCAAAAAGAGATCAATGAAGCCACTAACGAGGCAATTCAAACTCTAGAACAAGAAGGTGATGAAGTTAGCAATGTAGCCATCGCCTTTTTAGCATCATCGATCATTAGGAAAAAATTTGCAAAAAGAGTGGATACGATAGCGTTAACCGAGACACAGTTTTCGTCAGAGAGGGTTAAGGCAATCGAGGCCGGCATTATAGCGGAAGGCTTAGGCGCTGACATTATAGCCATTACAGATGCCATTGTATTGCCATCAACACAAGGTAAAAAACAGTGGGCGGCTATATTAGATGAGGTTACTAGGTTAAATCATGCTATTGCAGACGGTCAAAGAAGACGTATAGATGAACCTTTTAATGTAGGTGGGGAACTATTACGTCATCCAGGGGACACTTCTCTAAACGCTTCCGCGGGCAACGTAATCAATTGCCGCTGCTCTGCACTCTATACATTGTAGGCGTCCACATTCTATTTAACAATGTGATAAACTGTAGATGTAGCTCATTGTATTCGATTTGATAAGGAGAGATAGCCTTGGAAAAAAAGTATTTAGATTTTAACCTTGAAATTAAGAGTCTTCACGATGATGACGAAGATAATTTTGAATTTACTGGACATGCATCT